GCATTGTGATTCTGTTTCATCCCAAAAGTACCAGCCGGGTCCATCAAATCCTTGTGCATCGGCATCATGCCAATCCTTACCATGTGCATAATAGTAAACCACTCAATCCTCCAGACCCCAACAGTATCCATTGGGACTAATAACAAATACTTCCTTCTCATTCTGAATGGCATAGCGAATAGTCTTCCATGCCGGAGAGTCTTCATACTCATTGAAGATTTGTGGAATACCTACAATGATTCCACATTCATCAATCATCCTCTTGTTACGTTCCCTCAATGGAAGGGAAGGATTAATCTTCTTAGCTCCATTGAACTTCTCTACTTCTCCATTGTTACCTGCATGTGGATAAACTTCAACTTCAAATCCTTGACCCATTAACGTTAAGAACAAATCGTAGTCTGCATCGTCCCCACCTACAATGAATGAGTGGGTATCCTTATGGAAGGTTGGAAGCAATTGCCTGAAAGCTTCTAACTGTTTGCGGGTAATGTCAAACCGGCTGGTAACTACTGAAATTTTCATGATTCTAAAAACCTTCTCATTTTGTTTTTCTTCATTAGGTACAGGTAAGCTTCGTTTCTATTTCTACATCGTGATACTTCTGGATAGGTCTTAAGTCCTTTTGCTATGATTGAACTAACACCTATCCAGCTTTTACTCTTGTTGGTAATCTTAGCCATCGATCGTACAGTTGTGGACTTACCGGCACTATTGAGCTTGTCCATCAACTCAGTAAGAGTATTGATTTCAAGAACCCAATCTTTAGGTTCTCTTAGAGTTCTGATTAACTCATTAAGTCTTTCGTAAGTTGATGGGTCCATAACTATGCAGGCCAGGGAATCATTGAAGCAGTCAGAAACGCTAGACCTGCTGCAACTAACCGTTGTTGGTAAGGTGCTCCTAATGGTAGTGCTGCAATTGTAAAGCATACAAACGCAAACACTAGTAGTAACAGTTGAAGTATCTTCATTGCCTTTTCTCCTTGGTAATGGGATCGATGGGAGTCGAACCCATATGGTTTGCACCGTTGGATTTTAAGTCCAATGCGTATACCTGTTCCGCCACGATCCCAATTAACTAGTCAGCTCTCTCTGCGTAGATTCTCTCTAATATTTCTAATTGTTTTTCACTAAGAGAACCACGCTTAGTAAACTGTTCTTTAACAGACTCTACGAAATCTTCTTCCCACTTTGATAGGTTTACACCAGTTTCTTCAATAGATTTAAACCACTCTTCTACTAGTTTCTTTTGATTCTCTTCCATTAGACAAGTCCATTAAGAACGATGGAAGCATTAGCAGTCATTACTGCTTCTCTAATCTTACGGATTGCTGTTGTCCTATCGGCTGAAGCTGGACATTCATTAAGGATACAAAGAACTAGAATTTTTGCAGTATCCCTAATAGCTTTGAGGCTTTCAATTTGTTCTTCACTTGGTGCATGATACTTAAACACTTCATCAACTTGTGCTTTTTCCATTTTCATTCCTCTTTTCATGATGTAGTCCCACTGTTTTGAAGTGAAACTACTTACTTCATCGTAGTAAATTATCTTCATATCCTTTAAAGAGGGAACAATCTGTTTGGGTGTCCCGGCCCAGTTAATAGCCACGGTCTTTAACTATTAACTACCTATTGTTCCCTCATTAAAAGATACTCGATGGAGTTTAGGCGCCTCAGCCTAATCTTTTATTCAAGCGGTTGGCGATTCCGAGTGTATTGCCAACCATCCATTTCTTACTCACCTATTCGCTAGGAATCGGAGCATAGTCATCAATCTGATTGACAGGCTTGTTGTTGTACGTTCCACGAACCCAATGAGCAAGGAACTTCTTTCCAATCATTGTCCCTTTGGAAAGCTTAACGCTAAAGCTTCCATTGGGATTCTGTGGAAACCCACAAGCCTTCATCAGAGGAGTAGACATTACTGTCACCTTCTCACTGAAGTAGATGAAGGGATTCTCCAAGCCTTTGAACTCACCTGCAAACACACGCAGAGTAAGATGAAGGTTCTTGGAATCACCAGACTTTGAATCAATAATCTCAAAGTCTACGATTTCAGTGGGCAACCACGATGGAGCATCAACAAGACGGTTCTTGCTAATGTCATCTTCGGAAATGTTCCAGACAATGCTATCGTCAGCCATGTTATTCACCTTTACTTTGTGCCTCTTTGTAATGGGCACCTTACTTTACCTCTGCCCCCGGAATTGGGTGACTAGAGGTAATCTTTTTCTTACCTGTTATCTTTACTACAGATCTATTTCCTTTTTTCCAAGTGACATGAACTTCACTTTCTGGAAATAAAATCTTTTCTTTATTGATACATTCAGGACACACAAGTATTGCCCTGATTACAGAATCATCTGGTAGTTCTGAGCTTACTGATTTCCTACAGAACCAACAAGGGTATCTCACAGGTAATCCTTTACTAGGTCATAAAGATTCTTGTCAGTGTAATCCATTTCCCTAGGAACTTTGAGTGCGGTCTTTGCTTCCATGTAGTCTTCACTTGGACCAGTATAGCAAGTCCTTTTGATATGCTCAATTCCCTTATCGTCACTCTCTACTTTGTAACCGAAGTACCATACCTCATCGAAGTAGGTAGGGATAATTGATTCAATCTTAGGACCAAAGGTAACGATTGAAGTATACCTGGAACCTTTCTTGTTCTTATCAATTGCAGTTCGTTGAACCGGATGGGCAGTAACAAACAGATTGCACTGTAAACTCTTGAGTGTTTCAAGAAGAGTACTAATAATCATAGCCTCTCCATTAAACTCATCCCAAGTAGGAACCATAATTCCACCGGCAGTAACCTTATTACCGGGAGAATCCTTACCAGTCCAATTAGAGAAGGAACCTTTGGCAAGCATCTGCATTACTACTGTAGTAGTGGTCAAGCTGGTAATCCCATCCAGAATAATGTTCTGGTAAGGATTGTATTGAACTAGACTATTGACTAAAGGTTTGAACTTAGTCCAGAAATTCTCCGGTCCAATAATCTCTGCAACAAAATCTCCAGCCTTTACCCTTTCACTATACCAATCAATGACAGGTCTATGTCTACCGTCAAAGTCAATGATGAGAGTCTTACCGGGCCAACTACTAGCTGCAATAGTTTTACCTCTACCCGTTGGACCTACGAAAAGAGCACGAAAGAATCTATCATATGTCTCACTGTTCAGGTTTGGCATCTTCATCCTTTAGATAAGCTACATATTCAAAGTATAGTATTACTTGATGACCATGCTTCAATACTATCTGTCCTTCCTCTGTCTCTAAGAATGGAACCACACAAGCTCTGTGTAAGTAAGCATCCCATTCCTCACACCACATTAAGTCTTTCTCTTCTACGTTCTTACCACATAGAAAGCAATCATGTTCTGGATGTTCATTAAAGTATTTCTTTATCTCACTAGTAGCAGGCCAGATGCCACCGCAAGGCATCAGTCTTTCTCCTTATGATTAATAGACTTATCTCTACCTTCTCGGAAGTAATCTCTAGCATGTTCCTTACAGCATGGGATTCTTTCCTCTAACATAGCAACCGCTTTACCAGTACACTTAGTTCCGTTTGCCTTAATACCACAAGTAACCATATTAACCTCTCGGGAGAATAGATTGCATCAACGCATCAATTCCAGTTAAAGCTTTCTCTTTCTTTTTCTTCAAGTGAACAGGTGTCTTTGTACATTCTTCACAGTGTGGCCGGACAATGATTCTGTCACCATGCTTTAGCTTAGACAGTTTCATAATGAATGGGTCGCCGCATCGGTTACACTCAGCCTGTTTACCATCTACTAACTCTACTCTAATGTGATGAGTACAAGTTTGTTTAGTGCAGATGTAAACTAAGTAAGGCTCCTTACCCGGATTCCTAGTTAGGTCTTTCAGTTTGTATTTGTGAGTACACTTAGCCATTTACTTCCGCCTCTTGTCTGTGAGCAGACCATCGTTCCCCAATATGGAAGTGGTCTTCAATCTTTCTCTTCATCTCCTGATCATTTTCGCTGTTGCAAATCTTATTGTAAGTACACTTTACACATTGAGTAACACCTGTTGGTGGTACTTTTAAGTGACTCTGCGGCCATACATTAGACTGCATACTGTGGTCAAGTATCTTTGCCCACATGATGGTATTCTTTACCCATCTTTCCTTTACTCCATCTCCGATCGGAATAGCTACCCTCCTAAACTTTACTTCTGGCGTATACTTATCACTCTTCTGTAGACCTACCTCATTAACATAGACTAGGTTAACATCTTCCTTGACAGCATAGCCAAGTAATTGATTGTCTAGTCCAATGTAATCTACCTTCTGTCCTCTCCACTTATGGTCAATGACTGTCTTACCAAGGACAGGAAACTCTGCAATCAAATCTATCTTGCCTTCGTAGACTATGATTAACTCATCATCCTCATAGATAACAAAGGAGAATGAGTTCTCTACTCCGAGTATCTTAATGCCATCGTGCTTGTAGTACTCGGTGTATTGGTGAAAGGTTTTAACAATCCATTCCGAGGTTTGTAAATCTAGACTAAGCTTCTGATAGTGTTCTCTTCCTACCTCAGTAGCTTTCTCTACCGCTTCATTCCATTCGTAACCTTTCTGTATTAACTTATAGTAAACCTCTAACATAGTGTGTCCTAAGTCACCACGTTGCATTGGTTCTATTACTTCGTTAGGTCTGTAGTTTTTAACGAAGTTCAAGTAAGTGTAGAACGGACACTTCTGTATAGCATCTAAAAGCTGGGAGTCTAAGGCAAGTATTCTCTTCTCCGCTTTCTCTTGCGAATCTAAGAACGGTTCATGTAAAGTCATAGTAAGATACCATCTTAGCACACTTTTCTTCGTTTGTCAAGTCTCATTCTTTCTCTTTGTTATCCCTTTCGAGGACTATAACTAAAGAACTCCACTTTAGATTAGGGTGTTTCTCTGTTGCATCATCGGCTGCTCTAGCTAATACAGTCCTAACACTACCAGCTATTGCTGTTCCCTTTACTGTGATTGGTTGGGAAGTTTCAAACTCAAAGGTCAAAGAGTAGTTGCATTTCATTTGTTATCCCCAATAGTTATTTAGTTAAAACGGCCTCTCAGAAATCTTTAGGATTCGGAGGCAGTAAGGTACTGGTGAAGGGTGCCGATTGGTTTAGACTGTGCTATATGCCTGTCTCAGCCGGGAGAATGGGCAGTCTAGGGTATGCCTTCTGTTACCCACTTCCGTTTGTCCATAACTTGTCTTTGTTTGTGGACAATAAATAGAAAAAGAGATAAGGGATTATTAGTCCCCTATCTCTTTCGAGTCTTACTTACTTACTGCTTACGCAGTCTGCTGTTGTGCAGCCTGATTGGCAGCCTGAGCAGCCTGCTTCTTGAGAAGCATACCCTTAATGAGTTCGGCTGCATCAAGGATTGAAACACCAGTTCCACGATTCAACTGGCGAGCAGTACGCTTGAAGACTGTCTTCTGGTCTTCGGACATTTCCATGTCACGAAGGAAATCATCAAGCTCATCCTTGCTGTATTCCAGATTGTAAGCACGCTCATTGAATCCCTCGGCAAAACAATCCAAGAGAATCTGCTCATCACCATCGACAAGCATCAGAGCATCAGCCATTCCATCACCATTGGCATCGAGAATGCCTTCAGTAACAAACTCAGGAACCTCTTCCTGAACAGTGATGAGCTTACCTTCTGCATCCTTACCAAGATTCTTACGAATCTCTTTGCCTTCGGCATCGTAAGTCTTGTTACCGGCAGCATCAAGAACAGGAACCGATTCCTTCTCTACTGTCTTAGTAACCCACTTACCGATTGCCTTGTACTTAATCTCTCGGCTGTTAACACCACGAGTACGCTTCACCATTTCAACCAATTCGATAGCCATTTGTGTTTACCTTTTCCATTCAACTAAAAGTGTTTGGGGAAATCCCGCACACCGTGTAGTTCTTACGCGGTTCCCGCGGGAATCTCAGGATTGAGAACCCCGCCGGCCTGAACCTATTCTATCATACCTCACTAACAAATGTCAACTGTCCTAAGATGGGGACAATCACCTCCTAATCGTCTAACTCTTCTAGCACATCAGCAAAGTCATCAAGAGTAGTATTAGAATGTAAGTCTTCAACCCATTCAATCTCACTCTCGTAAGGACAAAGCTTACAGTATTCTTTGTCCATCAAATCGTAATCTTCTGTCTTAATTACTTTGCAATTCTGTGTTCGGTATTCGTTATTGTCTTCCTCTCCCTTATAGAGAGTCAATCCCAAATACTTATTGTGACTGCATGGAAAGAGAACCGCGACGGCGTGACCCAACCGTCTATTCCTTTTAGACCTGTGAACATGAATCTCTACGATTCTATTTGGTGGTTTCTTCATATGCTTCCTTAGTGAATGATGTCTTTGAAGTCTAACCCATGCTCATTCTTAAACTGTTGGATTAGCCTTTCTATTTCCATTAGGTTGGACCTATGGAAATCGTAGTCTCTCTCAGCAATCTCAACCATTGTATCATGATTGTCTCTTGACTTTATAATGTCAAGGATTGCTTGACTTTGTGCATCAATTACTTGCTGGTAAAGACGCATCATCTTAATCAGCAAACTGTTTAGATTTAGAATCACTTCCTGTTCGTCTTTCAACTATCTCCTCCAGTAGTTTGATTCGTATTTCAAACTGTTGCTTCATCTTTACGTTCATACGAATGGCAGTCATTAGTTCTTTTAATGATGAGTCACCCCACAATCTCTTAACTCTTTGAGTAAAGATGTTAACTTCGGCTTCCGTCATTGGAACAATCATGTAGTGTTTGTTCATTACCAACCCTTTACTGGTTTACTTCTGCCCTTCATCTTGATTGCCTCATAGAGAGCAGTAAGCAATCCTGTTTCATCCCATGCGGCAGACTTACCATCCATTGTTTCTTTCATTGACCTACGCTTCACTTCCACTATCTCCGTGAAGTATTCATCAATGGTTCCGCTTGCAATTGGATAGGTAGCATTAACGAAGTATTTCTTCTGACCAATCCTAACCAATCGACTCTCAGCCTGCTCTTCATTGGCAGGATTCCATTGTCTTTCTGCTAGGATACAATCGTTGCACTGTTCCTGTAACCTATCTGTTCCTGTTCCCATTGCCAGTGTCGAACCAACAATGAACTTAATGCCAGGGTTATCAGTAAACTTGGCTACTGTTTCAAACCTTTCTGTTGCACCAAGACCAGAGTGAAATCTTAGTGGTGCTTCATAACCTGCATCCTTACAGGTTTGGGAAAGGAGAACATGAATGGCTTGTTGCACATCGTCATGCTGAGTAAAGATTACCAGCTTGCCATTCGGATTCTCTAACAGAAACTCTTCAGCCAAGTCAACCGTTGGTTGTATCTTGTTAAGACCAACCAAATGTCTCATGACTGCGAGCCTAGCAATCAGAACAACAGGGTCTTTCTTTCTAGTCTCTTCCTCCATCTCTCTAATGAATGCTGCCTCTGCTGCCAAGTATGCAGCCTTAAGCTTTTCATTCTCGAAGTCTACATGGTAGAAGATTCGATTAGCTTTGGTTACTCTCAATCCAATCTCTTCCTTTACCTGTTCTCTGCTACGACGAATGATTATGTCCTTTGTGTATTCGGCAAACCGTTCAGGATTCCATAGTCCGGTATGCTTCTCATAACCATTGACAAGCTCGGTCTTTACCCACCGTCTAAGATAATCTTCTCTTGTCTTAAACTTATCCGGTGCTAGCAAGTGAAGGATTGTATAGTATTCGGCAGCACTATTCTTAATCGGTGTGCCGGATAAGGCTATGATGTTCTTGCCTTTGGCTATACGTTTCACTTCATCGGTTCTCTTACTATCTCCCTTGATAGCCTGAACCTCATCCATAATGACAGTCTTAAAGGGGAAGTCATAGAATGGATTGTCTTTCTTAGTCGTCTCGATTTCGTGACCATACCTACTAGTCAAGACAACCTTCTCCGTTTTACTAAACCTTCGGAGAATGTCATAGGATGCAATGTAGATATTGAATCCCTCAACTGGTGGAATCTTTCCATCCTCAATAATCTGAGGAATGAAATCGCTATCACCCCAGTTAAGTAATTGAACCAACCATTGCACCTTCACATTAGAAGGACTAAGAATCAAAGCCGGGAGAACTAAATCCGGACAGTGTTTCATAGCATACTTCAATGTGCAGATTGCCTGAAGAGTCTTACCTAATCCCTGCTCATCAGCAATCAGAACCTTAAAGGCATTACGAACGGCAAACTTAATGCCTTCAACTTGAAACGGGTAAGGAGTATCGCCAGTCTTTCTATTCTTAAAGGCAAAGGCATCCTCAATAGGCTGCATTACCTCTGGCTCTTTAACAAGCTCTTCGATTGTTTCTTGGGCAGTCTTAGGTGCATCCTTTAGCAAAGGTCTGCTAGCAAGATGCTTACAACCCAATCGAATTAACTTCCTACCAACTTCTTCACCTATCTCTTGCTCGGTCTTGCAGAAGGGACAAATCATTGTCATCCCTTATTCTCCTTTCTCTCGCTTCTCTTTAGCCAACCTAATCTTTTCTTTAACAGCATCGGCTTTGGCTTTCATTTCTTCCGGTGTCAACTTCAATGGTTCAACCTTTCTTTCTCCCATTGACATTGCCATTTGTTCTAGTGCTTCGTTAAGAGATTGCTTCTTCTCTTGCTTTTCAGGAGCAACGAAACCACCGTTCTGTTCCTTAACCTTTTGGCGCATCTCTTTAATGCTCATACCAAAGAGGTCAGAAATCAAATCGTCTTTTGGTTTCTTCTCTTTCTTACGTGGTTCACCTTCCCAATTCACCTTAATGTTTGGGTCAGTGATGAGCTTATCCCTGTCTTTCTTAATCCATTCAGGGATTCCATGCCTGCCAGATAACTTATCCCATTGCTGGCTAAGCATTGCTCCTTCTCTTTTGCAATAGAACTCTATGTAGAAGACCTCTTTGATTCTTTGCTCAATGTCTTCCTTAGTCATAGACTCTATCGCAACGGTCTTTTCTTCAAACCATTTGATGTATAGGTCTTTGTCAATGTCGAACTCACCCATTTGTTCTCCTTCCAGACTTAAGTAAAAGTCCCTACACTTACTGTCACAGAAAACATACCAAATGTTTTCTTGTTTGCGGTTGCAGAAGTTACAGTATCCACTTTGTTTTATCACATA